AAGAGCAAAAAAAAGCAGAACAAGCAACGTATGAACATTCTCCACTGACAATGAGCATACATGAGTTGGCTAAAACCAATCCAACCAAAACATATAAAGAACTAGAAAAAATGAAAAATGGAGTTTGTATTATAGGAGCTATGAAACATGACCGAAGATGATTTAGAAAAAATTTATGGTACGGTTTTCCAAGAAGCAATGAAACTATCGCTTCAATATCAACCCCAAAAAATTGCCGCAACTTATATGGCGATTGCCTGTCGAATCTATAAGACAGTTTTAAAAGATGAGGACTATCTAGCAATGATGAAAGTTATTAATGATACGCCTATCCAACCTTATAAACATCCAACTCTCCACTAAAATTTATAAAAATGAACTCTTGGAATGTGTGAAAAAAATTTTATTAATAAGTTTATTACTGATCATCACTACAAGTTGTAGTGAATTTGCATTGTTGATGAGTGGTAGTAGTATTGCCATAAGTCAAAATACTTATGCTAAAGTATATAATGGTGTTGATATTTTAACGATTATGAGTACAGAGAAAAGTATAAAGAATCATGCTTATGAAAAAGGAAAGAAATATATCGTTGATTGGACAAAGGCTAAAGCACTAGGAATTATGAACAAACATTAGGTAGAAAGAGGGTTTTCCCTATAGTAATATAAAAATATAGAGAAAAGAAAGAGAATAATATATAAGGATAGCTTATGAAAAAAATAGTATTAGTATTAGTATTATTGATTTTGTCTGGATGTTCTTTTGGAAAAAAATGCCTTTATACTGACGAAGGAACAGTAGTCAGTTCTTATGTATGGTTTTTTCAAAATGGACAACCTACCGAAATAGATAAAATAAACTGTAATTAATTTAATCTACAGAAGGAGGACTTATGAAGTGGTTTAAAAAACTATGGAAAAAGTATTCAAAGTGGTTATGCAAGGATATGTATAAATAATTATGTGGTTAAACATTGCAGCAAAGTTAGTGCCTGGAATCCTTAAAACAGGTATGTCTATTGCATCCAACAGAAGAAAAACAAAAGAATTAGAATCGGTTGCAGAATTAAAGTTAGCTCAACGAATGGCTAATGGAGAGGTTGAATTTAAAAAAGCTGTTATTGCTTCGCATAAAGAAGATTGGAAAGACGAATTTTGCCTTATCTTAATTTCAATTCCTTTGCTATTATTGGCTTGGTCTGTATTTAGTGATGATCCAAACATACAGGCAAAAATAGATATTTTTTTTGATAAGTTTTCAAATTTACCTATGTTCTACCAGGCTTTGGTGGTGGGAGCTTTTAGTACGATACTAGGTATTAAAGGTGTTTCTACTTTTAAAAAAAAATAATCTATGACAGAAACTTCCAATGAACTCATTAATGAGTATAAAGATCAAATAAGAATCTTAAAACAAGAAGTGGCTGAACTTCAGGATGCTGGGAAAAGTAAGGACAGTGCAAACAAAAGGTGTTTGCAAAAACTAGAATATGCTAATGAAGATAACGAAAAGTTATTGGAAAAAGTTTCAGAGCTTGAGAAAAAAATAAGGTCTGAAAAAAAACATAGTAAAATGCTTATGGAACACCCATGATGAATAATGAAAATAATATTAGTTTTGATAATTTGTTCGGCAGTCAATGGACTGTGCGAAAAAGGATGGAAAAAAAATGTTGAATTTTCTGATTGGGATAGTTGTATGCGTCAAGGATATATGGATTCTTTACAAATTATGGATGTAATGGGATCAGACTATGTTAATGAAAATGAAACGTATATTAAATTTTATTGTAAGGAAATTAAAAAAGAAGAAATTAGTTTATAGTTATGATGCTTAGTCCTCACTTCAGCCTAAAGGAAATGACGCAATCTCAAACAGCGTTAAGGGCTGGAATTACTAATGATCCTAACGGCTCACAAATTTATTATATCAAACATCTTTGCTCCAACATCCTTGAACCTTTAAGAGATTACTACGAAGCTCCCATTAAAATTACTTCTGGCTACCGCAGCCAGGCTTTGTGTGAACTCATAAAATCTTCACCTCAATCACAGCACTGTGCTAATAATGGAGCCGCTGCTGATTTTGAAATTCCAACTTACGACAACAAAGAAGTTGCTTCCCATATTAAAAACAACTTTGACTTCGATCAACTAATCCTTGAATATTATGATAAGTCTGATAAGAATAGTGGCTGGATTCACTGTTCATTAAAAATTGCTAACAACAGAAAAGAATCCTTAATGAAGGATGATAAAGGTTATCATCAGTGGAGTTAATTAGCGAAGAGGAATACAATAAACAAAGACTCATCGCACAAGGAAAAACAATGGCTAAAAAAAAGAAAAAAAACAAAGGCAAGAAAAAGAAAAGTAAAAAAGGCAAGAAGAAAAGATAATCCTTTTTAATGCAAGGCAAAAAAAAAGCTAAAAGAACTTGGGCATCAGCCAAAGGAAAAAAGATTAGAACCGTTGGCGATTGTCTTTATTGTAAGAAAGAAATTACTAATGATATGTCGTTTATTATTTATGCGACCCACAAACCAGCACATCATTCTTGTTACAAAGTAGAAACGGAGAAGGAACAAAATGCCAAAAGTCGGTAAAAAACATTTTTCATATTCAAAAGCAGGAAAGAAAGCTGCTAAACGGTATGCTAAAAAAACAGGAAAAAAAGTTACTTATAAAAAAAAGTACACCTAATCCTGTTGCAAAAAGCCTGAGAACCCCACAATATAAATCTCAAGTCATACCCTCCCAAAAGATTTATAATCGTAAAAAGATTAATAAAACTGCGGATTAGGTGCAATCATTTGATATGATGGGGTATGGTCGGTGGGTTTATATTAGGGGTTGTAAAGATAAAACAATTTTAATATATTAAAAGTCTATCATTTTACACTTCTCAGGCTAGTCAGTTGACCTATTCTTGGTTCTGACTAGCCCTGCTTATTCTTATTACTTACTTACCAGTTTATTAACTTCCAACAATGGAAGATTCAAATGGTCGGTAACGTCACCATAAGAATTCGGATTGGGATAATGCTTTTCATTCCTGTGCTGATTGTTCACATGAATTTCTGGTTCATTATCTTTGTAAGTTAGTTGACTTGTGAAAGTTTCATAATCATAACCTTCGTAGAAATAAGTAACTGGTACTTTTAAATATCTAGCAACTTCACCCATTACAAAAGAACTCATCCCATTAATTCCCTTTTCATATTTTTGAACTTGTTGAAAAGTTTTGTTTGAGGATTTTGCAACGTCTGTTTGTGTGAGTTTAAGTTGTACCCTTTTGTTTCTTAATTTCTTACCGACATGACTATCAAATGAAAATTTTTCCTTTTGATCGGTTGGCATAAAGACAATACTCCTTTCTAGTTGTTTACAACCATCTATATTTTATCCACACAACCTAACTGCAGATTATGTTGAAAATATGTTCTGCTTTTCTTTTTCTACCTGAAGATCATTTGCAATTTTTATGATTGCATCCTGCTTCTTGTAAACCCAGCTTTTGTATTTATACATTAGCTTGGTCTCCTTTTTTTCCTGATCCTGAAGCACCTTGATCTTCTTTGGGTCGTAGTCCATCTGCTTTATCCTCCTTTAACAGTTTGACATTGGAAAATATGATGCGTTGGTCTGTAATTTTAACCTTTGCTTTACTAGATGCCTGGATTTGATTGTGTGCCTTTTCAACACTATCAAACTCCTCCTCCATTGTTGCCGCTAGTTCATAGTTCCAAACCTTTTTACACTTCATAGTAGTTATTGACCTTCAATTTACTATCTTTACTAGAATGATTCAAGCTATATTTTCTCATAAAAGAATTGTGGGATTGAACTAATCCCAGACGTTCAGCCTGTTTTAACAAGATACCAATTCTTTGTTTGGTTACATTCATGTTTTTGCCAATCTCATCTAATTTTGGCCATGATTCATTTTGATGGTGGTATCTCACCATAAAGCTAATGATCTTTTTAATCTGTGGACTGTAAAAAACTTTACTATTGTTTTTCATTTTTATTCTCCTGATCTTGAACTTTCATCATTTCTTTTAATAAGGAATTGTAGCCATCAATATCGGAATGGGTGTCCGTTTTATAAAGATTCTTTTTTGTGCCATCATTAATGGTTCTAGTTAATTTAAGCACAATCATAAGTTGTGGAATTAAAGTAACTGGAACTGTTAAGGGTTGTTTATTAACGACCTCCAAAACACCTTGAATAAATTTAGCAACCACATAAGCATTATTACTAAAGTTGCCGTAGTCTTCCCCTTTCTTTTCCAACATCTCCCTGACCATTCTTTCTTTAGAACTTTTGTTAATGTATTTTATATTATCGTTTGTCATTTACTTTTTTCATTAACCTCCCTATTTCTTTATCTTTAGCCAATACTTCAGCTTGAAGACCCTCCTCCATTAAAGACATATCTTTTTTAAGTTTAAAATTTTCTTCTTCTAATTCAGTAATTCTACTACCTAAGTGTTGAACTTTTTTCATTAGAACTTCATATCTATTTTTTAAATCAATCATTATATATATTTTCTGATATTACTACGACATCATCATCAGAAGATGCATTGATCTCTTTTTGTATTGTGAAATGATCTTCAAGGATATTTCTATTAGTAGTGTGAGATAGTGAAAAGAGAATAAATAA